GTCATAGACCTTCTTCGAGTAGGATACTCGCACCAGTAACAATATTGAACAACTAAATGATGAGTTAAAGCCAACATGGCCCAAGAACTCAAAGCTCCCATCGGTTGCCCGACGGCATATTTAAATTCCTGGCCAGGTTGGAGGTTATATCTCTCAGCGGATTGGGGTAGAGTATACCCTCGTCCCACTAATAGACCCTTTCAAGCTTCGGCTGCCGTCCTTCCAATTAAAATGGAAAGGATAGTAACCTGGAGATCAATTGGTAATCTATCAGTAGCTGCGGAAAGATCATATCCAAACGCCACTTTATTCAGCTTCGCTTTTTCTACACATCGCGAGAAAGACTTCTCTTGATCAAAAGTCCCATCATTTGGGAACGTTTTGAGTAAATCAAACAAAGCATCATGAAGAGGTCTCAAGAGACTTTGCGTTCAAATATCGACCATAGCAAATATTCTAAGTTTCCCCGCGGCTTCTTCCTTAAAGGCTAATTGCCCCAGAGGAATCTGTTCCACAGTTATATCTTTTCCTACTATTACATCCCCTTTGAATGGTAAACATTGAAGGAGGTGCTTTCTATTGGTAAACAACTTATTTATGGACACTACTTTATTCAAGATGTATCTATTTTCGGTTGCTTCACAATAGATTTTAAAATCTGAAAAGATCTTAGAATTTCCTATTGCGACAGCATCTGTAAGTAGACCAAACCAAGATGTTGAGTTTGAGGGACTCGCCTTTTCAATAGGCAAGATCCTCTCGCTCGAACAGACCTTAGATCTGACAAAGCTATTTCCAATCAGTCCAGGAGCAAAATACTCCGTTCATGATTGAATATCACTTAGAGATTTAAGGTCTCCACTAAACGGGGATGTGATTGTCTTTAACTTAGGAACCACCGGTATCTTTATGATACGGTAGAGACTAAATAAAGTCAACCACAATCTGACTATAATCAGACTACCACTGTAGATTGCTCTACGGTGGCGAAGTCCAATTATGGCCGGAAGTCCCGACTTAGCGAGTCTTGGTAAGGGCAGATCGGGCTCCAACTCTCTAAGAGAGTTGAGAGCTTGACCTGCAATCTTCTTCTGCACTGCAAGCTGTGAAGCTTTCAGGTACTTAACTGTGTAAGTAGGACCATGATGTCGCGAAAGCTTCATCAGGTACTGCCCAAAGTTATGGTATAATCTAATGGACGTAGATATTGATTCTCCTCGTCGACGTAAAGCTAAAGAAATAATTCTTCAACTATACTTCTTCAAGAAGACTTGGAACCCTTTTGGGTCCAAGAGAGATATCGCTCCACTTGTCTCATATCGAGTTCGACTTGGGTCTTTAGGACCGATTCAGAATTTTGAAATTTTCATTATTTTGAATTATCGAGCTTTCCATCTTAAGACCTATGACTACGGTTCACCGTTATTCTTTAGAGTCTCGCATTTATGCGAAT